TCTACTCACCCGTGAGTATGAGACCTATACTGAAGAACAGATTGTAGGTGAGATTGAAGAACTTTATGGTGAGGAAGTTGCAACTGAGTTTTATAACGATGTAAAGGTTGCCTGATGAATAAAGAAACTTCAATTACACTTTTGTCTGAACTTTTTCAAGAGAGAATTATGCACTTTGTAGATGTGGAAGATTATGATACAGCAGATGCAATTTGGAGTGAGTTTGTTGTTGATGGTATTGATCCTGGAAGTGATAATTTTATATGGCATTTTGCTGATCTGAGTTATATCATGTGACAGTTGACTGGCTGTCCACCAAATCACCCATGGCACCCGCAGGCCTGGTATCTTAGCCATATGGGAAGGGGATTCACCCCGCTCCCGACCTCCACTCGCTACTCTCTCAAATGCGCAAAATCGAACTTCAAATGAACTCTGCAATTACCAAAGGTATTGACTGGAAGTCTGCAAATACCGAAGTTGCTAATATAGACGGTGTGAGTTTTGTTTATCTTCATGGCAATAAGATTGCTGAGGTGGGTAATACTTTCATTCGCTTGTTTGATGGTGGGTATCAATCCAATACAACCAAATCCCGCCTAAATGCTATTCTTCGCACTCATGGACTTGGTGGCGAGAGTGTATTTCAAAAGCAGTGGACTTGGTTCGTAAATCTTAATACTGGTAATGGAATTGCAACTGTTCCCTTCTTCTCTTCGATGCGACTTGCTTGATAGTCTAAGTCTTAAATCATTTCTCCCCCTCGAAGATTTTTACCATGGCATCTTTAATTGTTTCGACTCATGATGGCAGCATCCCTAAACCTTACATAGTGAACAAACTAGTAGGACAGAAGGGTTATGGACTGGCAACTTATTCCAATCGAATTGTACTTAGCAATGGTAAGTTAGGTTGGAAATATACTCAACTAGTATTTGATAAGCAGATTGCATCCTTCAAAAGTCGCAAATATGCTAGCGAGCAAGGTGATTATTTTCTAGGTATAATTGAATGAAACAAACTATATTTGTTCGATTCTCTTATGAGGATAAAGTTTCTGAAGAGATTCCTATTCATGTCTGCCTAGATTTAACGAAGAACTCTAACCGAAGGAAGTTACTTAATCGACTGCTAAAGTCTGATCCAAACATTAGCGAAGTTACCCTACTTTCTCGAACAAAATGAAACTCCAAATCCTTGACATTGTATTTGACCTGAGTGATGATTGCGAAGAATACATTGATACTGATTTATTGCAATCTCAACTGCGGAGAGTTTACAAAGGACAATTCTGGAAAGTAAACGAAGAGAACGAACTTGCTGATCTAATCAGTAAAGCATCAGGCTGGTGTGTTACTTCACTTGCTTACAGAAAGATCAAATGAGTAGCAATACATTCAGAAAGGATCTTATTTTTCTGATGGAGTCTTATCAGTTTGCTTTACAACGAACTTCAAATCATATGGTTTGGCAGCATCCCTCAGGACTGAGAATCTTTACTAGTTCTACACCATCATGCAGACATGCTTTAAATCAAATTGAACGCGATATTAGGAGGAAAATGATTAAAAATCAATAAAAAAGTCTTTTTTAAATCAAGCTGATAATTTTATTAGTATTGATAAGTATTAGTAATAGATTGAGTTCTTGATACGTATTCGTATCATAAAGACTTCTTTGATACTCTTTAAGATCCTTTAAAGCCCTTTTAAATCCCTTTTAAGATCCTTTAAAGCCCCTTTAAAGCCCTTGTTCTTATAGTGATCTTAGCCCGCAATCTAACACAACCGCACAAAAATGTCAAGACCCCCGAGATACCAAAACCGCAGAGATGCCTCCAAATACATAAGAGCACCTTATAAATACTCTCACGGCACTTGACATTAACGCTTTAAGATCTTATAATAGCCACATACCATCACCACCTAAAGTCATGTCAGTTTCTTATCTTCAAGCTCAGAAAAAGAATGTGCGCGTGACCCTGGATCTTTCAGTGTACGGTGACTTTGATGCCCGACAGATTGATTATGCAAAGTTATTCGGATTGGAAGGAGATGAGGCAGTTTCGACATACGTAGAAGAACTGGAAGTAGACTGGTAAATTATACCCTGGGTCCAGTTGTAGGGCTGTCCACCATTCTCCCCAGACCCAGCCAAATCATGTATATTGGCCATATGGGTGAGGGAGGGAGACCGATCCCACCACACTTTACACCTCTTAAGAGACATCATGACCGCTTCTGATTATAACGGCTGGGCAAACTGGGAGACCTGGAATGTTGCTCTCTGGATTCAGAATGATGAGGGACTCTACCATGCCGCTCGTAGCTGCCGTGGATCTTATGCTGCCTTGCAAGAATTGCTGTGGGAGTGTGGATCTAAAGAGACCCCAGATGGCTGCCGCTGGAATGATCTTAAGATCGACTCTGAGGCAATCTGTGAAATGCTAACCGAACTATAAGGGAATCTCCCCTTATTCGTGTTACAATTAATCAAAACCAAACGATCCTCAATCCAATGCTTTACAATCAAGCCACCGACCTTGTGACCCGTCAAATTGTATGGGTCGGAACCAATGTTGTTAAGGGTAGAGAGCAAGCAAACTCCCATTCCCGTGGTTGGGATTTTGACGGGATCCCCTCAGCTGAGTTGGCAGATCTACACACCCCTTGGCAGGGCTGGGTCGGTACTGGTCATCGTTACTATTGCAATCCTGAGGCAAAGCGTATTTCGTTCCCCGCATAAGTTATATAAGGAATGAGATGCGCCTTAAAGACACTCACCCCGTACACTAATTTACTCTTTCTTTTTGATTATGTCTAAGTCCGTGATTCTTTCCCTTCTGGCACAAGGTAACACTGGCATCGAGATCTTGACGATTCTCGATAATATCGTGAGTGACATTGAGCAGGATGGCATTGATAGCTGCGCGGAGGTATTCGCAGTGTGATGTAGTCTACTGTGCGGGTGCTGCGGTTATTCGTAGCACCCCTTATTCGTGACAGCAGTTGTTCGTGAGCCCAGTGTTTAAGGGCGGTGCGGTTATAACGTCGGCGGGCGTAGCGGGGGGGGGGGTGTTTATAATTTCGAAACTACCCTAACCTACAGAGGTGACAAATCGACCTGTAAATATCAATATCTAAAAAAAATTCCTGGCGGCCAATGACACCTAAGAAACCAAAAAAGAATCCTACATTTGGTAATGGAGACAAAAGAAAAGCAACGGGTCAATGTAGGTCCACAGCGCAGAAGAATGCGACGAACAAGAGGAAGAAAAAATAGACCGTATTGGAATTTTTTCCGAGTAGTTTTAGCAGGATGGATGATACGATATCCACGACCTTTTTTTGTGACGCTTGGTATAGTCTTTGTGACCATATATAATGCGGTCACAAAATAATTTTCGTGCAAAAAATTTATCACATATATGCAAAAGATAGATGTTTATTCCATTCCATTAAGGAAGAGGAATTTCAAACAACTTGGAATACTATTAAGAATATGGTTGGTATTATGAAAACAGAATATTCTACAAATGATTTATCTTATGAAGAATTGTTTATTAATAAGGACATTGAATTAAATGCTTCTTATTGACAGTATCATATATAAATGGTAAAATTGAACTGAAAATTATTTTCTATTATGGCAAAAGGATTTACTGTTAAAGCTCCTACTCCAAAAGTAACCTCACCAGAGTGGGACTATGATAAAATTAAAGAAAGAATGCGAGGGAAGTCAATTGTATTCTGTCTTCCAGGTCGTGGTTGTTCATATCAGTTTCTGAAATCATTTGTACAACTGTGCTTTGATATGGTACAGAATCAAATGAGTATTCAGATTTCTCAAGATTATTCATCCATGGTTAACTTTGCACGTTGTAAGTGTTTAGGTGCGAATGTATTGCGCGGTCCAAAACAGATTCCTTGGGATGGAAAACTACAATATGATTATCAACTTTGGATTGATAGTGATATTGTGTTTAACACAGAAAAGTTCTGGCAAATCTGTGATCTTGCTCTGAGTGAAGATAGCGAAGGTAATCTTGTTAATAAAGAAATTGTCGCTGGTTGGTATTGCACAGAAGATGGGCACACTACTTCAGTGGCTCACTGGTTAGAAGAAGATGACTTCCGTAAGAATGGTGGTGTCATGAATCATGAAACTCTAACTACTATGGAAAAGCGTCGTAAGCCTTTCACAGTCGATTACACTGGTTTTGGTTGGGTAATGATTAAGAACGGTGTCTTTGAGAATCTTGAGTACCCTTGGTTTGCTCCTAAGATGCAGGTATTTGAATCTGGTAATGTTCAAGATATGTGTGGAGAAGATGTATCATTCTGTCTCGATGCCAAAGAAAAAGACTTTGAAATTTGGTGTGATCCTCGCATTCGTGTTGGTCATGAAAAGACTCGTGTGATTTGATAATGACCTTTGATATTCTTTATAGAGGAAGAAAATTATATCAGAATCTCTGTCATGAGGAATGTGTTGAGATTCTTCATGACCTCTCTCAAAGGTATTATGAAGACTCTGAGTTTGATATAAACGAATTAGAATTGTTAGAGAATACTAATGACTAAGACCTCTGCTACTTCTCGCAATGGGAAGAAAACAAAATATAAAGGATAAGATAAGTAATTCAATTAAATCATATAATCCCAGTCGTTACCTCAAAGGTAATGGTTGGGAGTTTTTTTAATTGATCATTACTCAAGACCTCATGAATAACTGTCAAAATTTCATCTAAATAAGATAGAATGATACATCTTAATGCCTGTCGAAAGGATAAGTAAGGGATTTAAGGACGTAAGTGCTTCTTTTTTAGTAAGCACATTAAATTATGACCTTATTTCACTTAAAAATGAAAATGCAATTGCCCGTTCCCTTCGAAATCTGGTCTTAACTTTACCTGGGGAGCGATTTTTTAATGAAAATTTAGGTTCAAATGTCTCAAAATCACTTTTTGATAACATAGATTCAGTTTCTGCATCGATTATTGAAAGTGAAATTGAAAATACAATTAAAAATTATGAGCCAAGAGTAAATTTACTTGCGGTAAATGTAGTTCCAGACTTTGACAATAATAATTTTGACGTTACAATTACATACGAAATCATTGGAATTGATGTTTTACCCCAACAATTGACATTTGCTTTACAACAAACACGATAAATGACACTAGTAAATTTTAGCAATCTCGATTTCGATCAAATTAAGAGTTCTCTCAAGGAATATTTGAGAGCAAACTCGAATTTTACTGACTATGATTTTGAAGGTTCTAATTTATCAACGATTATTGATACTCTTGCTTATAATACGTATATTACTTCGTACAATGCTAACATGGTTAGCAACGAAGTTTTTATTGATTCGGCAACTTTAAGAGAAAATGTTGTTTCTCTCGCAAGAGCTATTGGTTATGTTCCTAAGTCAAGAAAATCTTCTGCTGCAACAATTTCATTCTATGTCGATGCAACATCTGAGTCTACAGCTCCTCTCACATTAACTCTGCAGAAAGGACTCGTATGCACAAGTGCATCTTCCTTTAATGGTACAAGTTATACTTTTAATATACTAGATCCAATTTCAAAATCTGTAATTGATAATATTGCAACTTTTGATTCAATACCAGTTTATGAGGGAACATATCTTACACAATCATTTACTGTAGATGCAAATAATTCAAATCAAAAGTTTATTTTAACTAATGCTAATATTGATACGTCATCGATACGTGTAACGGTCAGGAACACGCAGAACAGCACTGTCACGAGGAAATTTACCCTCGCAGACAATTTAATTGGTATTAACTTAACTTCAAAAGTTTTCTTCATTCAAGAAATTGAAGATCAAAGATATGAACTCATCTTTGGTGATGGTATTTTTGGAGTTAAACTTGATAATCTTAACTATATTGAAGTTTCATATGTCACTAACAATGGTAAATTTGGAAATGGTATATCAGATTTTACATATTCTGGAAGAATCTTAGATAATAATGGTACTCCAGTTACAACTTCAATCTCAGAAGTCACAACTGATGTCTCATCAAATAATGGTCAAGAGATTGAGTCTGTAGATTCGATTAAAAAGTATGCTCCAAGAATCTATGCATCACAAAATCGTGCGGTAACAGCAGCAGATTATGAAGCTCTTGTTCCAAAGATTTTTCCAGAAACAGAATCAATTTCAGTTTTTGGTGGAGAGACTTTAAATCCACCAAAGTATGGAAAAGTCTTTATTTCAATCAAACCTTATAATGGAGATTTCGTTTCCGATATTATTAAAGATACAATTGTAACAGAATTGCGAAAATATACAGTCGCTGGTATTGTAGTAGAAATTATTGATCTTAAATATATCTATGTTGAGTATGATAGTGTTGTTTATTATAATTCAAATTTATCTCCCGGCGCAGGATCTTTAAAATCAACTGTTCAAAACAATATATCAGCATATTCCGATTCAATAGAATTGAATAAGTATGGTTCTAAATTTAAATACAGTAAATTCCAAAAAATAATTGATGATAGTCATCAAGCAATCACTTCAAATATTACAAAAATCATAATTCGTCGCAATTTACAAGCAAAAGTAAATTCATTGGCAGATTATGAACTTTGTTTTGGAAATGGATTTCATTTAACAAATACAAAGAGCGGATATAATATCAAATCTTCTGGATTGAATGTTGATGGAATTGTAGATACTGTTTACCTTGGCGATTTACCGAATGTGGATCAGAAAACTGGAACGTTGTTCCTATTCAAACTTAATTCCCCAACTGAACCAATAGTTGTTAGAAATAATGTTGGCACAGTTGATTATGAAAATGGAGAAATTAGATTATATCCAATCAAAATTACAAATGCTACAAAATCAAAAGATGGTGTCAAAATAGTTGAAATTTCTGCATCACCAAATTCAAATGATGTAATTGGAAAAGAGGATCTTTATTTGCAACTAGATATTAATAACAGTATATTAAATATGCAAACAGATGATATTTCATCTGGAGCAAATATCTCTGGGTCAACATACACAGTAACCTCAAGTTACACAAACGGGAATTTAATCAGATTGTAATATGTCAGAATTTAGAGTCAAAACAAGTTTAATTGTTGAAAATCAAGTTCCATCATATGTAAGAGAAGAATTTCCTCTTCTTATTGAATTTTTATCGCAATATTACAAATCATTAGACTATCAAAGTGGGTCGTCTGATATTTTACAAAATATCGATCAATATGTGAAATTAGATAGTCTGGTAAACTTAATAGACTCTACTACTTTAACTTCTTTTGTAGAATTTTATGATACTACAATCAACGTTGAATCGACAACAGGATTTCCAGATTCATATGGATTGCTTTTAATTGATAATGAAATCATTACTTATGAATCAAAAACATCTACATCATTTGTAAATTGTAAAAGAGGATTTTCTGGAACAACAACATATCAAGATTCAACATCTATAGATCAACTTGTATTTTCTGATACTGATGTTGACCAACATGAAAATGCATCTATAATATCAAATTTAAGCATTCTCTTTTTAAAAGAATTTTTATTAAAAGTCAAAAAACAAATTTCTCCAGGATTTGATGGAAGAGATTTATATTCTGAAATTAATGAATCTTTGTTTCTCAAGCAGGTAAAAGATTTTTATTCATCAAAAGGAACTGAAAATTCATTCAAAATTTTATTTTATGCATTATATGGTGATACTGAAGCTTCTGTCATTAAACCAAGTGATTATTTAATTCAACCATCTGATGCTCGTTATTATATTACTAAAGATCTGGTTGTTGAAGCAATAGATGGTGATCCATCCGATCTTGTGGGATCTACATTATATCAAGATGATGGATTTTTTGAGCCTGCAAAGGGAACTGTTTCAAAAGTAGAAAGAATACTTAGGGGACAAAAGGAATATTATATAATCAGTCTTGATCAGGATCAAGATAAAGATTTGCAAGGAGATGGAACTTTTTCAATTCACCCAAAAACAAGAATAATAACAACAACGGGAATTGGAGTTACAACTCTTGAAGTTGATTCAACTGTTGGATTTCCTCAATCAGGAATATTGGTTGTAAACCAAGGTGCAGACACTCAATTTTCTTTAAATTATGAAGAAAAAACAATAAACCAATTTTTGGGTTGTTCTAACATTACATCAGAAATTTCTGAGCAAGAAGAAGTTGTACTAGATTCCTATGCATATGGATATGTTGGAATTTCTACTAATAATGTTATAAAAGTTAGAATAACTGGTGTTTTATCTGATTTAAAAATTTTAGATAAAACTTACTACTATGAAAAGGGTGAAAAAATACAAATAGAAAGTCTTGGATCAAATTTAAGTTCGAATATAGCAAATAATTGGTTCTTTAATGTATCTGTAAGATATGATGTAAAATTTTTGCAACTAGTCGATTCTTCAACTTATACATATAGAGTTAATTTATATGATGAACATGATTTTGTAATTGGAGATTCTATAACTTTAATCTCGTCTAATGATAGAGAGTTTTACGGAGAAATTATACCAGAAAATATTAATGCAATATATACATCAAACATTTCTGGATTTGACACTAAGTTAGCATTTAATATAACGGGTCAAGGTCAATTAAATACAAATATTTTTTATAATGTAAGAAAAAATATTTCAAAAGTATCAACAACAAATTATCCAAGCCTAACAAAGTATACAACTAATGTTCAAAATGTTTATACTGATTTAGAAGATACTTTCTATGTTACATCCAATTCTCTTCCATCATATTACAACAATCCACTAGTAATCAATGATAGATCAATTACTTTTTCTGGTTCTTTTTCTGGAACTCAGTTGGTAATTGGAACACATAGTTTCATAACTGGTGATACGATTGTTTATAATCCAACAGATGATAATAATAAACTAGATTTATTCTCTGGAATATATTTTGTTAAAAGGGTAAACAATACAACTATAAGTGTTGCAAGAAGTAGGGAAAATATCTTCACTGAAAATTATATTTCAGTAAGTGGAACAGTATCGCATAACCAATTTTTCTTACATGATTTTAGTGATGATCTTTTAAAACCAACACAGGTAGAACCAGAATAATTAATTCGCAAAATATCTACACCAGAAAGCGATGGGTCATCATATGATACTCCTGTAGGATCAACAGGTATTTTTATTAATGGTGTAGAGTTAATTAACTATAAAACATCAGATATCATTTTCTATGGTCCATTACAAAAAATAGTTCCAACTGCATCAGGGAGTGATTATGATATCATTAATCCACCATCTTTAAATATTACAGATGCAATTGGATTTGGAGCAACTGGAATTTGTACAGTAACAGGATCTTTAGTCAGAGTTGACATTATTGATCCTGGTTTTGATTACCTTGAAGATCCAATTATCACGATTACGGGCGGCAGTGGATCCGGAGCTTTGGTCAAACCTAATTTAATTAAGTTTGACCATTACTCTGTATTTAATTCTTCAGAAGGCGCCTTACAGGTCAACACAGCGAACGATACGATTGGATTTTCGTCATATCATAAGTTTAGGGATTCTGAAGAAGTAGTATACGATACTCAAGGTGGAACCAATGTGGGAGGTCTTACGACCGGAGCAAAATATTATGTTGCAGTTCAAGATGGATTCACTCTTAAATTGCACAAGACTTTTACAGATTCCGCAGTTGGTATTAATACTGTAGATTTGACATCGTTTGGTGCAGGTAATCACAAATTATTATCCACAACAAATAAGAAAAAAATAGGTTCAATCTCAGTTATTGATGGTGGTAGTGGGTATGTAAGTGGAGGATCTACAATTCAACTTACCATTAAAAGTAGAATTGGAATATCAACTCTGACGGGGCAAAGTTTTGAAGCTATTCTAAATCCAATTTTTAGAGGAAATATCACTTCAGTTTCTCTCACATCTTCTGGTGTTGAATATGGAAGTGAAGAAATAATCAATTATAATAGACAACCAATATTCTCTCTTAATAGTGGGGCTGGTGCTGAAGTAATTCCAGTAATTTCGGATGGAAAAATTAAACAGGTTTTTGTCACAAAACCAGGTCATGACTATAATTCTTCTCCAAATCTAGTTATTAACAGTACAACAGGATCTGGGGTTGTACTGTCACCAGTTGTACAAAATGGTCAATTAGTAAACGTTAAAGTAATATTTGAAGGATCTGGATATTCTGAAGGAACAAATATTGACGTAATTGCGGCTGGATCTGGTGCTCAATTTGAAGCACAGATACAATATTGGAGAGTTAATGAAGTAGAGAGATTATTCTACTTTAATCAAATCAATCTCGATGATGGTATTTTACAAAAATCAAGAAGTGAAAACTATGGATTGATGTATGGACACGCATATGCTGCAAGAGGATTGAGATCCTCCGTACTTGCAGAAGAATTAGTTGGCGAAATAACAATTTATGTTCCAGATTTAAGAACATTGGGTGGATCGGAAATTAATTCTTCATCACATTCTCCAATCATTGGTTGGGCTTATGATGGTAATCCAATATACGGGCCATATGGATTTGATTCTACTGGTTCTGTTAAAAGAATGGATTCAGGATATACTCAAGTTTCAAGTTCTGTAAGACCAAATATTTTAAGATATCCATTAGGATTTTTTGTAGATGATTATTCTTTTACAAATACTGGAGATTTAGATGAACATAATGGAAAATACGGACCTACTCCAGAATACCCTGATGGAACATACGCTTATTTTTGCACAATAAATTCTGTTAATGAATCTACTGGAATATTCCGCTCATTTAAAAAACCAGTATTCCCCTATGTTATTGGAAACACTTATAATTCCAATCCAATATCATTTAATTATCTTGCAAGTTCTAATCAAGATGAGATTGATATTAATGAAACTGGTTGGAGCAGAAACACTCATCCTTATCACCTTACAAAATCAAGAAGTTATTATAATTATGTTTTAGATTCAAATAAAATTAAAAAACAATTATCTTTGATAAAGAGCACAACAAAATCTGGAATTGATTCGATTGGAATTACAACTGGAGGATCTAACTATCAAGTTGATGATAGAATCATATTTGATAATGAAACTACTGGAGGATTTGGAATTTCTGCAAAGGTTTCAATTGTTGGTGGAAAACAAGTAACACGTATTGGAATTGGAACATCAACATTAAGTAATGTTCAAGTGGCACCAATTGCCAATTCTAAGAATTTTATTAGTTATGTTCCAAATCCTCACAATTACGAAAATCATGAAACTATTTCATTTACTGCTTCAGGAATTAATACTAGTGGAAAAATTACAACTATTGTAAATGAACTTTTATTGACCACAGGAATTGGATCTACTGGATACACTGGATTAGTAACATACTTTAATGTATCAGGAAATTTAGTTACGATAAAAGAAAATGATATCTATCAAGTTGTTGCTGAACAAGTAAAAGTTTTAAATGTAGATTCGGTTTCTTCTAGAATCAGAGTAAGACGTAGTTATAATGAAACTCAGGGTATAACTACAATTTCTGCAGGAATTGCAATAACTGAAAAACCAAGAAAATTCATATTACCTTTTGGAATTTCAACATCAACATATAATCTAAAATTAGATAAACAAATTTATTTTGATCCTGGAGAATCTGTGGGTTTGGGAACTACAGCAGGACCTGGAATTGGATATACTTTAACATTCACAAATCCTGGAGCAGGTCTTACTCAAATTACAATACCTACACAATCGCTATGGTTGCCAAAACATGAAATTGAGACTGGTACACAATTAGTCTACAATGCAAATGGTGGAAATGCAATCTCAATTTCTACTGATGGAAAAAACATTTTCCAACTTGCAAACGATAGTGTTCTTTATGCCGCACGTCTTGC